CCGCCATAGCCTCCAATGCTGGCATAACCTTAACCAGAATTTCTGTAGTATATTCACCCACGGCTAACTTTGCAAAACCAATCATTTTATTAAATTTGGCCATTGGGTTTGCATCAAACATCTTTTCTGCAACACCCGCGTAACCTGATCCGGCGATAGCCTCCATCATTGATTTTTGAGCCTCAATCAAATGTCCTGTCTGTTGTAGATGTGTGATTCTTTTCTTTTCGGCATCGGAAAACATTACACCGTAACGCATCATTTTCTGAAGTCCGTCCGTAGGGTCGTTTAATGCCTTACCGTACATAATTGCCGTTTCTCTTAACTCATGCCCAGTTTGTTTGGCTATGTCAGCAACGAGTCCCATAGACTGTTGAAATACGTCTTTGGTTATCGCCGGAAAAGTAAGTAACTGAGAGGCCATGTCAGTTATCTCCGTTTTGCTTGATTGAATTTTTTGGGATAATGCCCCGGCAAATCCTTGAATGTCCTTCAGGCTCATTCCTGCCGTTTCTCCAGTTGATGCTAAATTGGCCTCAACTTTTGCCGTTACCTGTTCGAGCTCATGAAACATTTCAGTACCACCCTTAATGAATGAGACAATTTGAAACGCGCCAAAAGCAATTCCAAGCGCGCCGATAGCGGTCTTAACGCCGTTCATCGTGCTTTCCAGTTGCTTAGTGTGCTGAGTGGCTTCCTGAACTTTACCTGTTAAATTTCCCGATAGGTTAAGAACATAATCAACTATTGTATTCATGAGAATTGAACTTGATGAATGATTTCCAAATAAAACTTAACCTGACCCCACGCCTCGCAGAATTCATCCTCGGTCATTGATTCCATTTCATTCTTTGTTAAACGTAAATGGCAGCGGATTAATGCTGCCATTCGTGCGTGCGGCGCACTGTTATTACTTATTTCGTAAACAGCTATTTTTTTTTATAGCTATTTTCTACTACCTCAATCATTCGCATAGCCTCGGTAGCCATTCCAATCCGGTAAGAATCATAAGCGGCCACTTCTTCGAAAGTACGTGAATCAGATTCCTCTTTCAAGGTCAAAACTCCCCGCATTTCTTCACCGGCCATAAATGGTCCAACCGTGGCAATTTTATCCATTGCCATAATCTTCTGAATATAGGAAGGCTCTTTCAGGTAACCGATAATACGCTCATCCGTAACAGGATCGATAGCTACATAAACATAGACTTTCTGAACTCCGTATTTCTTTGCAAGTTCAACAGCTTTTTCATCGAGCTGTAATTTTTCCTCTTCTGTTAATTGGCTCATCGTGTAATTCCTGCAATGATTAGTGGGAGTTTGACTGTCAGCTTAGTATCGCCTTCTTTGGCTGCGAAAGGATCTTCCATAAACTCAACCGCTTTTAATACGTCTTTCGTTGCATCAGCGATAGAATTACCATAAAGAACCTGAATATCAAACCAGCCAATATCCAGCGGGTCACGTGAAGGGGCGGCGGCAATAATGCGTTTCCATTCGTCGAGGTAAATCTCAATCGAACCATCGCATTCTTTCTTTCCGTAACCACGGGAAACAGGCTCAACACCGGCTCCGTAGTTGTTGGTCTTAGTCTGTTTACGCTTGTATTCAATCGAGGTGATCCCGACAACAGGAACGCCAAAAAGTACCAAAGAGATAGAACTCCATGAGAATGCAACTCCGTTAATAAGTGGTGTCATAGTGTTTTATTTAAAAGATATTGGTACTTCGATATTCCTTGCAATGCCGTTTTCATTCAGCTTCACATTGATAATAAGCAAAGAGGTTGTAACAACGTTCTGCGTAGGATCAATGTAAACATCCGATTCGACAACTTCTCCCAAATCCTGATCTCTGGCCATTTGATAAAGCGGTGCCAGTGCCTGGGATTGAAAGAAAGCTATTGCGGTGTCTGCCAGTGTTCCGTCTGCGTTTTTGATGATCTTACTTTTCAGATAAGGAACCAGTGCGGAATAAATACCCCTGATAGCCTTGTCAATTACACGGTTGTCATTAATGTAGGCATAGTCACTCGTCAAAGCAACAGCGCAATGGTTGTCATTGAAGTACGTCCCGGCATAACCTCCGTACCTTTGTCCGAAGATATGACGGTTTGCATCGATAGCATCCAGAGCAGCGTCCGATAAAGCGGCAGCACTTAGTAACTGACCATTAGCAAAAGCAGGAACATCGTTTTCGGTACCATTGGAGATATTGAATTTTGAAGGCTGCCCAAAATCCTCAGATACGGCACTCAGCGAAAGCATCCCCAATGCGATACCCAATTGAGTAACTGATTTCCCGGTCGTGTAGAAAAGATAAGCACCCAGAGCGGCTCCATCCTGACCAATAACTGAACTGACTTTATTCGCAATCAGTGTAGTAAGGTCGGCGACAGTAGTAATGTCCCCCATCGCTTTCAGGTCGGCTGCATAAAGTGCGGAAAGTGGTTTGTGGCGGGCATCATTATATGTTTTGATTATGCCATCGATAGCCGTAAGGTCTGCGCTTGCATAGGCTGCTGAATCTTTAAAGATACCAACCTGTCTGATTTTACCGGCTGCTGCTGTCTGTAGGAGAGTGATCTCAGCAAAAGTGTAGGGCGCAGGAACGGGAAAGAATCCAACCCAAAGGATTGAATTAGGATTGCCCCTGAAAAATTCAGCAATATGATAATGCCAAACGGCCTGTTTTGTTGCTGCACCTGCAGAGAACTGAGTGATCGTGTCGGTCATCGTAGCTCCTGCGGACAAAGCGACCATAATTGGAGCGCCTGCGTTTAGGAAAATTCCCAAACCTACACGAGCTGTAATGGCGACCGATCCAGTAGTGTTAACGGCTACATAACCGTGTGTTTTCGTGCCTGCGTTAATCATTGCAGCTATTGCTATTCCAACCTTGTCAGTAGTTGTGTCACCAGAGACTTTTGTGTAAGTTCCCAAATCAACAACAACCCCAAGCGGTTCAGCTATCTTGATATTGATAGTGTCCCCGTTAGTTCCAACTCCTGTAATCACAACCGCACCCGCTGCTTTTGTTTCGTCTGAATAGTCGGCTTTTATACCGGCATTTTCAGCATCCACAATCGAAAACATTTCTTTAATGTTCAGCGTAGATGTGAATCCTGAAGGTAAGGAACCGGTGTAGAGAATCAACCCTGAGATGAAATCTTCACCGGCTGCTACTCTTTTACTCGATCCTGTCCCTTTTATAAATGTGATATCGCCTCTCATTTGCGTTTTATTTTAACAACCTTTGCAGGCTGTGGTTCTTCTTGAGTCTCTTTGATATCGTCCCGGTCAATCCGTTCGCCTCCGTTGTGCGGGTGTAAATGAAAATTGCCGTCTTTTGTTACCCAAATGGTTTTAACATTGGGCAACGTTGCAAAAACCGTTTTGGGATCGTGGTGCATTAGAATATTCTTGTCAGTGTTGCTGCTGTTCCGCTCATGAATGCGATTCTAAACCCGGCAATTCCGACAGTAGCACTTGCAGGAACCGTTAATGTATTTGTGGCCGGAAATCCTGATGCTGTCATTCCTACACCTACAGCAACGGTAACTGTATTCGCACCCGCTGAATTATCAACAACAAAATCAATAGTCGTTCCCTGCGCTGCGCCCGAAGCCGTTACCAAATCAGCAACCGAAGGTAATGTTATCGCAGTGGCCGCTCCTGAAGTGGATGTAATCAAACCCCCCATTATGTTTGCGGCTGTGGCTGTTGCATCTGCGTTTATTGCAACTCCTGTACGTTTAGTTACTATTGTAGTTGTAGTTTTTAAATTACCTGTAATTTCTAATCCTGTCGTTTTAATATCCAGAACTTTTGCACCATTCAGGGCATAGCCATCATTATTAGCTCCGATTCTGTATAAACCGCAATCAGGATCACTAATAAAAGTAACACCCGGCAAACTAACTGTTCCATCACCTGTTTTTAAAATTGTAGATGCAGAAACAAATCCAGTAACCGTTAAACCCGTGGTAGATAATCCCGCGGTTTTTGTTCCTCCGGCGGTAAATCCTAATTCAGTTGCACTAACTTTATAAAGCCCTAAATCTGCTTGACCAGTAAATCCTATCCCGGCGGCTGCGGCCGAACCATCGCCGGCCAAACCTGTAACTAAATTTTGAGCTGACATCTGGAACCAGCCAACCCCATTAAAAACAAAGTAGATAGACGCCTTCTGGCTTGCTCCCATTGTGATATTTCCACCTGATGTGAATCCGGTACTAAATGTAACTACCCGACCTGAACCATCGTCGGTTAAAAGTAAATTGAGTTTATCGCCTACATGGCACTGAGTAACGTTTGCCGTCAGAGTTGGTGCTCCTGTCAGAGTACCCATTTTAACAGTTGTCTCATATGCGTTACAGGTGATTACCGGACTGGCTGAATAAACAGGTGCTTGATAGTCGTAGGTGAGTACCCGGCCTGTGTTATCCTGGTTTTTCAGTATGCCAAACCTGGGGGTTGTGTACTGTGCGGATACCAAAAGCGATCCAATACAGAGTATAAAAATTGTGAGAATTTTTTTCATGATATAAAAGTATTATGGGAGACTTTCGCCTCCCTTAGTTTTTATGCACTAAAATCGCCTGTTACCAAAGTGGTGAACAAAAATGCTTGTTCGGAAAAGCCATACTGAACGTCGAACTTCATCAACCCTTTCAGGAAGAAAAGTTCTGAGTTGTTCTGAAGTCTCATCAACTGAAGATTGTTGTCCTCGGTTGAGTTCATACCAACATAGAGGTTAGAAGAAACGTCATCCTGACCCTCGGTAAAGAGAATCGTATCATCAGCCATACCTGCAAGAGGTACAATATCATAACCCTTGAATTTATTGATCCCTTGCTCGGTAGTATTTACACCCTTGAAGGTCAGCGTGGTAGTAAGGAAAGTCTGATATACCTGCTCTGTATTAATAGAGACAAAGAATTTTAATCTCTTGTACCTGGTAGGGCGGCTCAGAAGAGCTTTCTTATTCGTTGCAGTTAATTGCAGAAGGGCGTTAAGCGCATCAACAATATTGTAGTGACTTCCGTCAGAGACTCCGGCGATAAGCGGGAATGGTGAAGCAACTTTCAGAACAGCCGCATCGGTGATCATCCTTTTCAGGAAGCCGTCGAAGAATTTAAGCTGACCGTTTCCAGCCGAACCAATAGCTGCGCTGTAGGTCGTAGAACCCATCCAGAGGCCAACTTCAATCTGCTCGAACGCCCTCTCAAGAGCAATCTGCATCATGTAGTTCTCGGCAGTTACCGGAAGCTCACGAGCCAGAAGTGTTGGGGAGAGTTGTTCTGCCAACCAGTGTTGCTCGTAGTCTCTTGGGTTGAACTCGGTGTAAAACATCAAATCCTGGGGGGTCAGTGTTTTACCGCCGACAGTAAATGTGCCAGCAGATGTTGGGGTTGCGGCTCTCTCCTGAAGTGGGTTGGCAAAGTCAATTCTGCCAATAGTGTGGGATTTCTTAATCCCATCCTGAACATAAACGCTACCTTTCTGAACGGTGTCCATTCCGAAGGTAGCAGGTAACCAGAAATAGGAAGCAAATGTTCCTGCGTAAGTGGTATCGCTAATAACTAATGCCATTTTATTTGAGTTTTAAAGATTACTTGATTTTACCTTCACGTCTCAGCTTGTTCATAACGGCCAATCCCATGGCAGTCGTAGGAAGCTCCTTTTCACCAAGCTTGTTCAGCTCAGGCTCAATAGTACTGGCCACCTTGTTGAGAGGTAATGCCTCGATCATAGCTTTCGTACCTTCAAAATCAGCGGTTGCTAATTTGTTCCAAGCCAACTTAATAGCGGCCTCATTTTTGATACGGCCAAC